CACCGCGCCCAGCCTCGCCTGCCTCGGTTATGCCGCCGCCCGGACTGCCTCACAGATGGCGGCGAGCTCCTCGAAGCGGTGATAGCGCCGCGTCCAAGCGTCGTGTTCGGCTTTGGCCTGCGCGATGATCTGAGCGCGGACGACCGAATCGGCCATCGCTTGCATCGTCGCTTGGTATGCGGAGCTGCCGCCACTGCGGACGCTGGTGAAGGCCGGGGCTGGCTGCCCGTCGTCGGCGATGATCTCGATGGACCGAATGCAATACCCGGCCTCTTCCTCCCACCACTTCTGAGCGGCCTTCTTGACATCCCATGTCGTGATGGCGTCGTGGAGAGGTGATGACTTGTCGTGTGCATCCGAGACGAACGCCGCGGGCGTCAGCGGGCCGACGGCCTGTAGGGCCGTCAGTCGTTCGCCGACCGCCTGAATATCCAACCCCTTCGGCAGATGCGCCCCGTCCACCTTGCGGTAGATCACTTCACACCTTCCACGTGGAACCGGCCAAACTGGCCGTCCTTCTCGGGGCGCCACTCGCCGATGCCAGTTCCGAAACCGCCCGCGTCGAGCATGGCAACGATCTGCTCGGCCGAAACGATGCGAGCGTTGTAGGTGATCGGGAGGTCGATGCTCCACTCCGTGAACTCGCCACGATAGCGAATGTCGGCGGTCCCCATGCCGACGCGCACCATATCCTCGCGCATGTGGGGATCGCCGTTGATCTTCAACAGGTCGCCCTCGACGTGGAACGCCGCGCGGGTATCGCTCATCACCATGCCGAGGCCCTTGGCACCCCGGATGGCCGAGGCCTTGACGCCCACCGCCGGAAAGCCGCAGGAGCCGTCGCCGAGACGATACAGGCTCTCCTCGTAGTCACGCTCCGGGTCCTTGGCCTCTTTGGCCTGAGTGCCTTTCTTCATTTGCTTGTCGAGCATCATCTGCTTGGCCTTGTGGGACCAAGCGTGAGTGATGAGGGGACTGTCCCCCACGATGCGAACGCTGATCCTCCGAACGTCGATGCGCTCGGGTGCCACTGCTTGAGTAGTCATCTTTCTCCCTTACCTAATAGCCCAACTGGGCAGGCCCTCACATTAGCGACATTAGGTAAGGGAGTCAAGTGAGCGTCCTGGTCGTCCCGCCGCTCCCGGACAAGGAACCCTGGCCGTCACTCGGTCCCGACGTGTGCGACTGGCAGGAAGCCAACCTCGCCTTCGGCCCCGGCGACCTCTTGGGGCAGCCGTACCGTGTGGACGACGAAGACCGCGCCCTCTTGGAGCGGATGTATCAGGTTCACCAACCCGACCATACCGGCAAGTGCCGCATCGAGTCCGGGCGCTGCCGGACAGTTCAGAACGCCCGCTGCGGCCGGAGGCGGTTCGATACCGTCGTGGTGATGACCCGCAAGGGCACCAAGAAGTCCGAACGTCTCGCGTCGGTCGCTGCTGCTGAGCTCGGCGCCGATGCGCCCGTGCGGTGCGACGGGTTCCGGCGCGAGGGGCGGCTGTGGATACCGATCGGCCGACCGGTCGTGTCGCCGTATGTCTTCCTGTTCGCGTTCGCCAAGGAGCAAGCCGAGGACACGAGCTGGGACGCCATGCGGCAGATGATCCTGCTCGGTCCGGGCCATGACAAGTTCGACGTATGGGAAGAGCGCATCGTCCGTAAGGGCGGCGACGGTGAGGCGAAAGCTCTAGCGTCCGCGCCAGACTCACGCGACGGCGGGCGCACCACGTTCCAGGGCAAAGAGGAGACGCACCGCTGGACGCTCCCGCGTCACAAGGAAGCCGATCAGACAACCCGCGGCAACCTCTCGAAGCGACCGATCGCCGAGCCGTGGGAGATGCAGGCCACCACCGCCTATGCTCCGGGTGAGGGTTCGGTAGTCGAGGAGCTGCATGACGCCGCCCGCAAGCTGACCGGCGAAGCAGCCCGGTCGTCGCGGATGTTCTTCTTCTACCGTTGGGCCGACACCCGCATCGAGATCCACAACGAGGACGGCTCGTTCAACGACGCCAAGCTCGAAGCCGCGATCATCGACGCATCCGGGCCAACTACCGCGGCGTGGTCCGACCCCGCGGGCATCGCGTCGTTGCAGTTCAAGGCCCCCGGCGCCGATCCCGACTACGCGGAGCGCGTGTGGCTCAACCGCCTCATTCGCAGGACGCAGGTCGCGTTCGACGCGGAGGCGTGGAAGCGAGCGGTCCGGGAGTACGTCATCCCGAAGGGTGCCGCAGTCGTGCTCTCGTTCGACGGCTCGCGCGGATCGGATGATCCCACCTACCCGCCGGACCATACCGGACTCGTGGTGACGGAGATCGCGTCCGGCTGGCAGGATCTTCTCGGAGGCTGGAACCCGGCCGATTATCCGGGCCGGCGCATCCCGCGCGATCTTGTGGCGATCGCCGTTGACGACGCCTTCACGCAATTTGCCGTCAACCGCATGTACGCCGACCCGCCCGGATGGGACCCCGAGATCGCAGAGTGGCAGGCGAAGTACGGCGAAGAGAAGGTGATCGGGTGGTTCACCTGGCGCGAGCGTCCGATCAGCTTTGCGTGCGGCAACTACGCCCAGGCCATCGCGTCCGGCGAGGCGACTCACTCAGCGAACGAGGATTTCGCCGCGCACATCGGCCACGCTCACAAGCGGCCGGTCAACGTGCGCGACTCGGACGGCAACCGACTCTGGACGATCCAAAAGGAGCGGCCGCACTCACCGCTGAAAATCGACTACGCGATGTGCGGCGTTCTCGGCTGGGAAGCTCGGACCGATGCGCTCGCGGCCGGCGCGATGAATGTTGCGGTTGAGCCTTCCATTTTGGGAATGATCCGTGGTATGGTTGACCCGCGCCAAACTGTCACAGTGGCCTCTGCGCAAGATCAGGCGGACCATCGTCGTCTACCGCTTGCGCACGAGGTACTCAGATGAACCGACGAGCAAGGCGAGCCCAGTTGCAAAAGGCTCTCCCGGCCGTCTCGCAGTCGGACGTTTCCTCCCTCGCCAACGTACTCGGCGGCGGCATGTCCGTCACCTCTTCGCTGGGCCCTGGCATCCCGGTCGGACCCGCCCATTCCGAAGAGCAGCACCCCCGCTGGTGGGACTACATCCCCGGCCAGAACACCACGATCACACCGCGGTATGGCGAGGCGTATCCGTTCGAGACGCTGTACGGCCTCGCGGACTCGTGGGATGTCGCGGGCATCGCAATCGGAAAGCGGATCGAGGAGTTCATTCGGATCGAGCCCTCGGTCATCCCGCGCCCCATTCCGGGTCAGACGCAGAAGCAGGCGCAGTACCGGGCCGACTCGTTGCGCGACCAAATCTCCGACGCGCTCGGGTTCTTTGAGACGCCGGATCAGCAGAACATCTACCCCGCCTGGCTGACGAAGTACCTGAACGATCTGTTCAAGGGCGACTGCGGCACGATGTATCTCCGTGGCAACATGGGCGGCGGACTCGCGGCGGTGGAGATCCCCGACGGCACGTCGTTCAAGCCGATCATCGACCTGTGGGGCCGGATCGCTCAGGTCCCCGCGGGGACGACTCGCCATCAGCACATCTGGACGCAGGACAAGGCGATGCAGGGAATGGGCATCGCGTCGGGTATGGCGTGCGCCGTCTGCAACTCCGCTCCCGCCTACGCTCAGGTCATCAAGGGCATGAACTGGCAGTGGTTCGGTAGTGATGAGATCATCTACCAGCCGCGCACCCCCCGGGCGAAGGGGCCGTATGGTCATCCTCCGGCCGAGTGGATCATGCTTTCCATCAATCGCGCCCTTCGTCGGCAGTCGCTCGACCTCGCGTGGTACACCGAAGGCTCACTCCCGGCGATGTTCTTGCGCATCCCCGAGACGTGGACGGTCGAACAGGGGCAGCAGTTCGTCGCAGTAGCGAACAAGCTTCTCGAAGGCAACGACGCTGAGCGCGTCAAGATCGTCCCCATCCCCGGCGGCCCGAACTCCGGCATCGACCGGATCATGCAGGAGCCGAAGTCCGAGGTCGAGGAATACCTGCTGCACATCGGCTGCGCGGCCTACGCGGTTTCGCCGATGGAGATCGGCTTCATTCGCTCATCTGGCGGCGCAGGTTTGGGTGGCAAGGGTGTAGCCGAAGAGCAGACCGACGCCGGCCGCTTGCGGCAGATCAGTCTTGCCTCGCACATCAAGCGCATCTACAACCGCGTTCTGGCGGCCGGTTGGTCGTCCGACCTCATCGCCTACTTCCCGTCGCTGGTGGAGCCGAAGGACCGGCTGCTCGAAGCTCAGACGCTGCGCGAGTATTGGGGGATGGGCGTCTACTCGACGGACTGGATCGCGGTCAACGTCGCGCAGACCGAGCCGCCCGGACTCGGCCCGACGATTGTCACGGCCTCCGGGCAGGTGGTCCCAATCGAGTCGATCAAGTCGCCCGAGATCGGCGACCCTGCCGAGCCTGCCACGATGGCCCCGACTCCCTCCGCCCTTCCGGGCGTGAACACCGAGACGCCAATTGGCAAGGCACTCGGGGGCGGCAAGCTCGAGTTCCACGGCGACCTCGCGAAGATCGTCCACCGCTACCTGCTCCGCTCGTATCCGGCGAAGGATGTCGAGTGGGCACTAGACCCGGCGATTGAGTGGGAATATGACCCGGACGTGAAGCTCGACGATATCGCCCTCACCCGCCGGCCGGGGAGCATGAACGATGGCAAGGTGGACACGCTCACGGAGTCAATCAAGAACGGCGCCTCCGTCGATCCGATCGTCCTGGCTGACTTCGGCGAGCCGAAGCTACGTGTGGCCGACGGCAACCATCGAACCGCGAGCATCGAGGATGCCGGCAAGGATGCCGTTCCGGCTTTCGTCGGCCACAACGTGCCGGCGAAGTACAGCTCGATGGTTACCGGGCAGATGCAGAAAGACTCCACCTCTGTCAACGCGAAGGAAGACTTGCGCAAGTGGCGACAGAAGGCCATCCACGCGCTGAAGGCCGGACAGTCTGCCGCGGTCACGTTCCGCTCCGACGCCATCGACCCCTCAACGGTCGCGATCGTCACCAAGGCGCTCTCCACTGCTCGAACCGTTGACGACGTGTGGGCGCTGTTCGGAGGTTCCAATGCCTGAGCCGCAACGCTACGTGCTGGGCATCGCTCACCAGGCCGGCCCCGATCCGAAGATCCGAACTGCGGCCGATGGCGCGCGCGACTGGTTCAGTCCGGTCGAGCTCGAAAAGGCCGCGTGGAACTTCCTGAAAGCCACTCCGACCGTAGGGCTGTTTCACGCCGACAATACCGAAGGCTCGGCGCAGATCGTCGAGTCCTACATCTACCGCGGTCCCGATTGGGACACCGGAGACGTGATCGTGAAGTCCGGGGATTGGCTCGTGGGGGCCATCCTGAACGAGCAAGCCTGGCGACTCTATCGAGCTGGATACGTTGACGGTTGGTCCATCCAGGGTTCGGCCGTCCGATTGGAGAACATATGAGCAAGCAAGCGCCCCTCACCGAACTCGTGGACGCGGACATTCGGCGCATAGATGCCGTCAAGGGTCCGGCCAACGGAAACCGTTTCCTCATCGCCAAGGCAGAAGCGCCAAACATGGTTTCGGATGAGGCCGTCCGGGCGCTGATCGCCGATCCTGTCGGCGACGTGTACATCGGGGACATCGAGAAGTCGGAAGAGGCGCAAGTCGCGCCAGTCAAGAAGGCAAAGGAGCCGCGCATGGCAACCAAGACCGCTCCGGCGGAAAAGACCCCGGCCGTAGTGGTCGGGGATGTCAAGAAGGCGAAGGCCATCTTGAAGCAGGCCGCCAAGGATCGAAAGACCGCGAAGCTCGTCAAGTCGGCGCGGAAGATCGAAAAGAAAGCCCTACTCGCGCAGGTCAACGCGCTGAACCTCACCAAGGGCACGCTCGGCAGCCTCAGCGATGCTCACGCCGCGCTTCTCGACGCGCTGAAGAACGAAGCGTCCAAGCAGGACGGCGGCGACCCCTCCGACACGATGACGATGCTTCAGGGTTTCGCGGATAAGCTCGCGGGCCTCATGAGCACGCACGCGGCCAGCGGCGGCGATGACGACGCTGAACCGGATGCAATGCCGGAAGGCGAGCCGGACGGCGACGAGGCCGCGCCAATCGAAAAGAAGCTGAACGTCAAGAAGGCGCGCCAGATCGCCAAGGCCGCAAAGCTCGCGAAGCAAACCGCCCGCGATCAGATCAAGACGGCGAAGGCTCGCCACACACTCGCGAAGATCGGACGCCGAAACAACGCGAGCGATCAGGCACACGTCGATGCGATCGACGAACACGCCGCCGCGCTCGGCGCTTCCGCACATCAGACTTCCAAGCCCGTGACTTCGGTGGCGAAATCCGCTGAGGCTGTGGGGTACAATCTCGAACAGATCCAGGCGGTCGTCGGACCGATCACGGAAGACATTCGCAAGGCGATCCAAGGCGAGCTGTCTCAGATCAGTGAGCAGGTTGCAAAGATCGCGAAGACTGCGCTTCCGGGTGGCCCGCGAGTCGTGATGGATCGGGATGGCGCGATCATCGGAGCTGGCGACGGCCAGGTCGGGATGACGCCCGAACAGGCAACACTGACTAAGGCCGCTGAACTCTTCCCGGCGGGGTCCGTTCAGCGCGAGAAGCTCGAAAAGGAAGCGGCCAAGATTGCCATCAAGGGATTGATGACCGCGCAGCAGTAACCGTCCAACACCTGCCCTACGGGAATGCGGTTGCCGTAGGGGCCAGGTCCTCCCTACCGCGGGAGACTTTCAATGCCTCGTCTTTCGGGTGGGCTCGGCGACGTAAGTGCTGAGTCCCTTGCCGCTGTCCGAGCGGCTATGGTCAACCCGCGTGGCGTCCAGGGTGATCCCGAAGTGATCGCCAAGGCCACCACTCAGGGTTGGTCTGTCGGTACCGGAGCCGTCGGTCTCCTGTTGGAGCCGCGACTCATCAACCTCTTCCCCGTCCTGTCTCCGCTGCGCAACTGGATCAGCCGCCACAAGGCTCCGAACGGCGCCTCAGCGGTTCAGTGGCGCGCCATCACTGGCATCAACGTCGCGACCCTACGGCCGGGCGTCGCTGACCGGGCCCGCAATGCCGTCGTCTCTTCGGCCGAGCGCGACCGAACGCAGACGTTCAAGAGCTTTGGCTACGATGACTTCGTGACGTTCGACGCGCAGGACAGCGCCGCCGGGTATTACGACCTTCGGGCTGAGGCTTCGGCGAACCTGCTCGCGGCCGTCATGGCTACGGGCGAAGAGCCGCTCATCCTCGGCGGCAACGTGACCGCTCTCGGCCGGCCGGCGTTCGTGGATGGCAACATCACCGACGGCATCGCCGCCGCTGTGGTCGGTCCGTTCACTGCCACCAACCAGTACGACTTCGCCGTTACGGCCCTGACGCAGTTCGGCTATCAGGCCGGCGCTGCGGGTCACGTCACCAGTGATGCTCTGGACGAGACTCAGGCGCAGACCGTGGTCGCCACTCACACGATGGCCGGGGGCAAGACTGCCCCGACTCTCACTTGGGCGGCCGTTCGCGGCGCCGTGGCGTACAACGTGTACGTCGCTGCGACCCACGGCGGCGTGCTCTACTACGCTGCGACCGTCACCGCCACCAAGGTCACCATCGTGACTGCCGCTGGCCTCGTGACGTTCCAGGCGACTCCGGCCACCTACACCGCGGCCCTCTACGGAACCCCCGTTACGGTCGCGACTCTGCCGATTGCTCCGGCTGGTATTCCGAACACCAATGACCAGACTGCCGACGCTCTCGCGTTCGATGGCCTGATCCCGCAGCTCGAGCTGCCGGCCGCGGCTGCCTCCCCCTACTGGGATGCGACCGTGCAGTACAACGGCGGCGGGTACATGTTCGACATGGCCGGCCAGCAGTACACCTCCGATGGCGGCAACGGCATCGTGCAGCTTGACGTGGCGCTCAAGTCCCTGTGGGACGTTTCCCGCATCGGCCCGACGCGCATCTACGTCAACTCTCAGGAAGCTCAGGACTGGGGCCGTCTGATCGTTCAGGCCGGCGCTGGCGTGGGCTCCTACCGTATCACCCAGGCTGTGAACGCTGACGGTTCTGTCACTGGCGGCATCGTCGCCAGCTCGTACCGCAACAAGTTCACCAGCCCGCAGAACATCCCGATTGAGATCCATCCGTATCTCGCCCCCGGGACTGTCCTGATCCTGTCCGAGCGGCTGCCGTTCCCGCGCGCAAACGTGGCGAACGTCTTTGAGCTGGAAGTTCTGCGCGAGTACACGCAGTACGACTGGGCTCAGGTTCAGCGGTCCTGGGACTTCGGCATCTACGCTCGCGAGTGCCTGAAGGTTTACTTCCCGGCAGGCTGCGGCGTGATCGTCGGAAACAGCCACCTCTAGTCTTGACCCATCGTGGGCGCCGGCTCTCCCTCCGGCGCCCACACCCTCGAAAGGTTCGATAGATGCCCGGAACCAACGCAGCGTCACCCGCGGGGACGGGGCTGGTGCAGCTCGGCACGATGTATCCGGGCGGCGCTTTCCAGATCGTCTCCAACTCCATCGCCAACCCGACCGTCGTCACGACTCTCGCCCCTCATGGGCTGACGAGCGGCGACGTGATCTTCTGGACTTCCTCCACCACGTCTAGCCCGGCGCTGACTGCGACCCCGCGAAACGTCGTGACGGTCCTCTCAGCCACTACATTCTCAGTCCCGATCAACGTTACAGTCGCCGGCACTGCGGGCGCCTATCACCTCGCCGTGACCTCTATCCCGGTCACCGCCGCAGGCGTTCCCGCGACCGTCAACTTCGGCTCGATGCACGGCCTCCGCGTCGGTGACACGTTCACTCCCGTCGCCACTGGTGCGGTTGCGGCCGTCGGTGGGGCGATGGATGCGGCGCTCACCGTGACCGCGGTCCCGACGCCGACCTCCGTGGTCGTGGGCGCGTTCACGAACGTGACGACTCCGGGCAGCGCCACCGCAGGCCACAGCTCCAAGACGACGTACAACTCGGACACCTGGGATAACAAGGGGATCTCGTACCAGGGCGTCGGGCTCGTCATCACCGGAGTACAGAACACCGGCACCCCGTCTACGAAGTGCGACATTCAGGTAAGTCTCGACGGGACCAACTGGTTCAACGCTCCGTACGCTGTCATCACTGCCCCGCAGACTCTCGCAGTCGCGCAGCTCACCGTCACCGCGGCATCGTCCATCAGCTACAAGATCGCCGCTCCCGGAGAGGCGAATTACTTCCCGTACGAATACCTCCGGCTGCACTTCAGCACGAGCGCCGACATCATCGTTTCAGCCACCCTCACCGTCCTGCCAAGGGGATGACGTGACGCAGTTCTGCTATGCCCTGGAAGTGAAGAAGCTCCTAACCGGAGACAACCCCACTATGTCCAGCGCGCAGGACAACGTGATAATCAACGAGATCGCCGACGTGACCGATCAGTTCCAGCAGGAGATCCGCACGATGCGCGGCGAGGGCGAAGGCTGGACGCTCCTCGCTTGGCGAACGTATGGGACGCAGCTCATCAGCATCTCGGGCAACGTCATCAGCGGAACGTTTACGCTGACGTTCAATGCCACGACCTCCGGCGCGCTCGCCCCTACATCTACCGCCGTCCAGGTTCAGGCCGCTACGGACGCGATCTGCGGCGCCGGCAATACCGTCGTTACCGGCGCGCCGGGTGGACCGTGGACCGTCACATTCGCGGGGACCCTCACAGGCGATCAGCCGACCATCGTCGCGACCGACTCATTCCTCGGCCCGCAGGGCGCCTCGTCCACGTCTCAGGTTCTCGTGGAGGAAATGATTACGGGCTCAGCCGCGGGCGTGACCAACCGTTACACCGGGCGCGACTCTAGCCTGCTCATCATCGACGACTTCCAGTCGGTTGAGTCCGTGCGGCTCGTGAACCCCGACGGAACGCTCGTGCGCACGCTGACGCTCGGAACGGACTACCTGCTCTATCCCATGAACTCCCTGCCGATCGTCGGACTCACGCGGATCTGTGGGCGCTGGGACGACACACCGGGCGGGGTTTCGGTGACTGGCAATCCGGGCTACTGCCAGACCGTTCCGGGCAACATCCACAAGGCCTGCATCGAGGAAGTCATCCGCGGTATTCGCGGTGGTTCGGCAGGCGTTGACGATCGTCTCGGAACAGAGCCGTTCGCGCAGCAGACCGTCACGCGAGCTTTCCTCGCGTCCACCAATCGCACCCTGTACCGCTACCGTTTCGGCGGCGGCCTCATGAGGGGCTGAGATGGCTGGTAGCAACGTCATCCGCTTCAGCGACTACTCGGCGCTTGTGGCTATGCAAGTGCAGGGCGTGATGCTGCCCAACGGTGAAACCGTCGGCGTGCGCGCGGCTTATGGCACGGGCACCGGAGGCTACACGGACGCGCTGCGCGTGGGCCAGCCGATCCAGCCTCGCCCGGAAAAGCCCATCGAGCCGTTCAGCCACTACTCGGGCATGCCCGAAGGGCAACACGAACCGCTGACGCAGGACGGAGCGTTCGCCCGCAAGTGGGTTCTCCCGATGCAGTTCTTCACCTCGCGGGGCAGTGTGTCGGCCGCCGAGCAATCCCTAATGTCGTTCTACGAGCCGTACCTGCTCGCGTTCGAGGCCGACTTGCGGCTCGGCGGATTGTGCGATCTGGCGTACATCTCGTCTCAGCGCGTCACCTCGCAAGAGGAAACGGACTGGCCGTCGCTCTACATGGAGCTAACGATCCTGGAGACGGCGATATGAGCACCGAGGTTACCTACGACCTCGAGGGCGTCGAGGCACTCGTGGCGAAGCTCGACGGCATGACGAGCACGGCCCGCATCCGGAAAGTCGCGCTCAAGGCTCTGGAGCCCGGCGCCAAGATCATCAAGGCTGCCATCCAAGCCGAGGCCCCGGTCGCAGAGAAAGACACGAAGGGCAAGTACGCACATCCGAAGGGCGCTCTCAAGCGCGGCGTGCGTTACAAGGCGTCCCGAACGACCAACGTCGAATACTGGGGCGGAACCCCGGCCGTCGCCGCGTACATCATCGGGCCCTTCGGCAAGGGCACGGCTCACCGGCACCTAATCACGGCCGGCCACGACATCACAAAAGAAAAGAATTGGGCCGGGGGCGGGAAAAGCAGACATCGGACGAATAAGGCGCAGGTGCTTGGCCGAACCAAGCCGAACCCTTTCGTAGACCGCGGGCGCGCCAGGAGTCAAGGCGCTGCGATGTCCGCCATCGAAAGCACGGCGCACGAAGCACTGGAGATTATCGCGAATGGGTAAGAGCGACGATATGACCGAAGACGAACAAGTACCCACTACCGAGTCTATCGCCCCGCAGGAGCCGTCTGAGGCGGTCGTGGTGCCGTCTGAAGCGGAGGCACTCGATCCCTTCGCCGGCTACCTCCAGGACAACGCCACTATCCGAGTCGGGACGTGGGCGGGCTTCCCGAATTACGAATGCTCAGCCTGCCAGTACGCAAGCCTCGATGAGGCCAAGACGCAGGCCCACCTCTCCATTCATGGTCAGACATTCACACAAGGAGCACGCCCATGACGGCGACGGCGATCCCTCTCATTACGCCCGTCAAGGCGGGCTCATTCAACGGCCAACCCGTTGCCGCATCCCTCGATTACGTCGAGACGGCGAGCGGCGCGGCTGCCGGTGATACGGTGCCGATCAACGGGCTCACGCTCGTGACGATCGACAACACCGCCGGCACGACTCAGACGGTCACCGCTCCGAGCGAGGCGGACGCCTACGGGCGACTGCTCCCGATCACGACCTACAGCCAGGCGACAACGATCCGCTCCGCGGTCCTCATGACCAACTCGGCACCGGGCTGGCGCAACGCCGACGGCACGGCGCACTTCACGCTCACCAACGCGGGCCAGAAGTACGCCGCCTTCGCAATCCCTGGCGTCGGCTCTCCGTGGGCGGGTACAGGGTCCACTCAGGCCGGCCGTACCAACATTAACCCGATCACGGCAATGGGCCCGTGGTCCGGCCCGCAGAACGGCTCTGCCACGTCCTGGCCGATTGGCGCGCAGCCGAACGCACTGGCGCTCGACTACCTGTTCACGGCGATGGATAACGTCAACGGCAACTGCATCGTGATGAATGGCCCGCTCCTGTTGCTCTTTACGGACAGCGGCTCGAACACCATGACGATCACGAGCGTGCCGGACTACCTCGGCCGCACAAACGACGTGACGGCCTACGCGGTGGGCTCGGGGCTGTTCTCTGCGATCTACGTCCCGGTCATCGGCTACCGCCAGACGAACGGCTACCTGTACCTCACCGCCAGCAACGCGGCCGTCAAGGTCGCTGCATTCGCCTGCCCCGGCTGAGCAAGAAAGGACTCTGAAACATGCCTGTTCCCTCTCCCGTTGGCGTCAATGGTCCTGGGTTTCTATTCCAGATCAGCGACTCCAGCGGCGTCAACTACACCACCCTCGCGTTGCAGAAGGACCTCGCCGGCCCTGACCTGACGATGGGCAAGACCGATGTCTCGACTCAGGACATGAGCGGCAAGACTCGGCTCTACGATCCCGAGCTCGTGGACCCCGGCACCATCTCCGGAACCCTCATCTTCCGCGCTGACAACGCGACTCACGCTGCGATGTTCGCAAACCTCATGGTCGGACAGTTCCTCAACTACAAGCGGTATCTCGATCCGGCCGGCACGCACTACCTCTCCGGCTCGGGGTTCTTCACCAAGTTTGCCCCGAAGTCTCCCGTTGGTGGCCCTCAGACTGCCGATGTGGAGTTCCAGACCAGCGGCGCGGCCGTCTTCAACTAGCAGAACGTAAGGGAGAAAGCCATGACTATCGGTAGAGAGCAAGTCGAACAGGCGCAGGATCTTCTGTTCGAGGTAGTCCCTGTCCCGGAGTGGGGCGGGGACGCCCGGTTGCAGGAGTTCAGCGCCGACGCCAAGGGCACGTTCGGAGCGTGGGGCAAGGGCCTCGAAGACGGCCAGGACGTGAAGTCCATCGTGGGCTTTGCGGCTCGCGTCGTCGCGCTGTCCCTGTCCAACGATGACGGCACGCTCGTCTACCTCGACTTCGAGGAAGGCGTAGCGGCCCTGCTCAAGCGCAATCCGAAGGTGCTCGACAGGCTCTCCGATGTGGTCCTGAAACTGTCCGGCATCGCGCCGGACGCGGTAGAGCAAACGGCAGACGAACTCCCAAACGCCCCGAGCAGCTAGCCCTACTGGACCTAGCTGCTCACTTCGGCTATCCAAGCATCGCGGCCCTTCGACGGGGAATGAGCGATGGACAAATCGTGCAATGGCTGGCGTACCAACTGGTCCGGGGCCCGCTCGGACCTCAGCGAATGGACGTGCTCATGGCGAGTCTCATGTCAGTGGTAGCGGCTTCGGTCGGGGTCAACATCCCGCCGCAGCGGTTCGTGCCTGACTGGCATCCGGCTCCCGAGATGACCGCAGAGCAAGTCGGCGAGATGTACGACGCTGCACTCGCGGCCTATCGTGCGGCGCATCCTGACGAGGACGTGGCGTAATGGCGACCATCGGCGAACTCCTTGTTCGCCTCGGACTTGACCCTGCGACGTACACGAAGGGTCTCTCGACGGCCGAGGCGAGCACGAAGTCGTCGATGGGCAACGCCGGCAAGGCATTCGACGACGCGGGTACGCACGCCTCGAAGTTCGGTTCGGTCATGTCAGGCATGGCGATGGGCGTCGGCACCGCGCTAACCAACATGGCCACGGAGGGCATCGGTAAGGTCGTCGATGTCCTCGGAGACTCAGAGAAGGCGTACCAGGACGCCGCGGTTTCGACAGCGAAGCTCACGACGGCGGTCCAAAACAACGAGACGGCCCTCACCAGTCGGGGGGTAACGGTCGCGAACGTCGTGTACGGCATGGATAAGGCGATGGAGTCTAACCTCCAGTACGGCTTTTCTATGGACGACCAGAGCAACTCGCTGTCGCAATTGGTCGGGGTAACTCACGACTCGCTGAAGGCCCAGTCGGACATGTCCGAGGCGATGGACCTGGCGCGCCTGAAGGGCATCGACCTCGCATCCGCGACCAACATCGTCATGAAGGCGCAAGAGGGCAACACCGGAGCGCTCAAGAAGCTCGGCATCGTGGTGGCTCCCGTCACGACGGCGATGGATGCTCTGACTGCGAGCGGCAAGAAGGCCACCGATGCGCAGATCGCCGCCGCTAAGGCCGCTGACCTTCAGTCCACCGAGACGGCCGCGCTCGGAGACATCACGAAGCTCGCTGGCGGCCAGGCCGAGGCCTACGCCAATACCTCCGCTGGCAAGCTCGCCGCTGCGCACGCGAAAGTCACCGAGGCGATGGTGAAGCTCGGTGCGGTCACGGACCAGATCGTCCAGGCCGTTCTACCGCCCCTAGCCGACGCATTCAATAACATCATGGACGCCGTGGGGCCGCTCCTGGATCAGATCGGAACCGACCTGCCGCCGATCCTTTCAACGCTGTCAACGGACGTGGGGCTGGCCGTGGCAGCGATTGAGCCCTTCGTCCAGGCGTTCGTCTCGGACATTCCCGGCGCCATCAAGACTCTCCAGGACGCCTTTGGGCCGCTCATCTCGGGCGTGTTTGACATCCTGAAGAGCACGTTTGACGACATCACCTCGAACTCGGACTCTCTTACTGCGGTCCTGACCGCCATCGGTATCGCTGTAAGCGTCCTAGTCGTCCCGCCGTTCCTTGCGTGGGCCGCCGCTACGCTCGCCGCTACGTGGCCCATCGTGGCGATCATTGCGGGCGTGGCGGCGCTTGTGGTTGTCCTGGACAAACTCGGCGTCCTCAAGGTTATCGGCGCCACGATCAAGGACCTCGCGGCCAAGGTAATGCCGACTCTCACTGAAGCGTTCAATATCATTAGCAAGGCCGTCGGGGACTTCGTGAACGCTGCGATGCCGCCCCTGACGCAGGCGTTCAACACGATCATGCCGATCATCAAGACCTTGATCGAGACCTATATCAAGGTTCTGAGCGCAGAGATCGGCTTCATAGCCAATACGGTTATCCCGGCCCTGAGCGCGGCGTTTGACTGGATCGTAACAAACGTCCTGCCGCCGGTCATGAGCATCATCAAGACCCTGATCGACACGTACATCAAGGTCCTGGGGACGGAGATCGGGATCATTACCAACACGGTCCTGCCGGCTCTCGGAACCGCGTTTAAGTTCATCACCGATACCGTGATCCCCGCGGTTCAGGCGGCATTCAAAACGATGGGCGACGTGATCGGCACGGTCTGGACAGGGATCAGCTCAGCGGCGAAAACAGCTATCAACCTCGTGATCGGGGCGATCCGCGCGATCATCAGCGGCATCAACTCGGTGCAACTTCACATCGACCTAAAGCCGCCAATCGGCCCCGAACTGAAGTTTGACTACAACGGTCCCGGCCTACCGCAAATCCCCTACTTCCACTCCGGCGGTATCGTCCCCGGCTCTGGCGACGTTCTGGCGGTTCTGCAAGGCGGGGAAGGGGTCACCTCTCGCGCCGATATGGCGCGCGGACGCGGGCCCGGCGGCGGCAACACGTTCTACATCACGAACCCGGTGCCGGAGCCGCCCTCCGTGTCGATGGCGCACGCAAACCTCATGATGGCCTACAGCGGACGGAGCGGTAACTGACGTGGCAAGGCTAAACCAGTTCAGTTTCAACGGCCAGCTCATCAACTCGCCCAACGTCCGCGTCGGCAAGATCGTGGGCCAATTCGGACTGCCGCAGCTCCGGGGCTCGAACTGGATCGCTCAGAACGCCACGGGCGAGCAGTTCGTTCAGAAGCTCCACGGCGGCCGCGACATCATCCTGCCGCTGATCGTCCGCGACACGCCGAACGGCATCAGTCAGAGCATCTTCGACATGATCTCCGGATGGGCCGCGACCCGCACGCAGTCAACG